CATATTTCCTGTTGCCGCAAGATATGATTACTCAGGTGCGATAGAATCGGTGAATAGAACATCGGAACTCGTCAACAAGCATTTCTTTACAGACTTTTTTGTACTATTGGCACAGTCGACAACACGTCGTACAGCAGCAGAGGTTGCAGAAATAATGCAAGAAAAGGCGGCTATGCTGGGTCCTATTGTTTCTTTTATGAATAGAAGTTTCCTTGATCCTATTGTTTACGGAACACTTAGGATATTGGGCAAGCAAGGCAAACTTCCTGAACCGCCGAAAGATATTGGAGATGCTGACCTTTCTCTTGTATATCTTGGTCCTCTTGCCGTTGCTCAGAGATATGCTCAGCTTAATAAAAGAATAATCCAGCCGATGAACTCGGCATTGCAATATGCACAGATAGATCCCACGATTGCCGACAATATTGATTTTGATAAGGCAACAAGGATACTAATGCAGTCTTATAATATTCCCTGGGAGATTATGAGAGAGCAAAATGTTGTAGATGATATAAGACGTTCAAGAGCAGAAGCTCAAGCACAACAGCAGGAAATGGCTATTGCATTAAAAGAAAGAGAGAATATAATGAAGTATGGGACAGAAAACCTGGAACAGGCTGCGACTACTCAGAATGAAACCGGTCCGTTACCTGGTGATGTTTCCGAAGATGCAATGATGGGAGGATGATTTGTCAGAAAATATTTATGAACAAATATTTGTTAAAGATGTAAATGGTGAAGATACCGATATAACAATGGACGAGAGATTAATTGCTAGAAAAGTCTTTCTAACCACTGTAGAAGGAAAAGCAATGCTTCATTGGTTACTGATGCGTTTGGGTTTATATAAGCCGATAACTAATGAAAGAGACGCCGGCAGACATGAGTTTGCTTTATCATTGCTTACTGTTCTTGGTATGACGGACCAGGATAAACTTGAAGCAGTTACAGATTATTATGCTGCATTGGCAGCTGATGATAATTTAAATCCTAGGAAAATAGATTTTATAAGGAGAAACTATGGAAACCGAAGCTAATAGCACACAGCTTGAAGCAGGTAACGAACAAGAAGGCGTGCAGACTCCAGTTACTGAACCTAATCAGCAGACAGAGCCTACACAGAAAAACTGGACGAAGATGATACCGAAGGAGATTGCAGAGAAGTACAACGAAACATTGAATCAGTTTGATACGTTCAATGATTTTGTTAGTTCTTCTTTTGAATCAATGAGAGCGGTTAATGATTATAAGTCCAGGTATGACGGCAAAGTCGTACTGCCTGACGATGAAGCCGACCAGTCTGCTTGGGAACAAGTATGGCAGGCACTTGGGAGACCGAGCGATAAGACTGAATACGGTATAGAAGAAGAAGAGCTTGCTGATATTTTTTATTCTTCTAACCTAACGAAGAAGCAGGCAGAAGAGCTTACTAGGAAACTTTCTGAATATGACAAGAAGATCCAGGAGGACCTGATTGAAAAGAAGAAAGCTGCCTATAATGAAGCAATGAATACCATAAAGAATAAATATGGTGATGAGATTGATGTGAAAATGCGTACAGCGCAGGAGGCTATTAAGAACCTGGGGGGTGATTCCTTGGTTAGTAGACTCAAAGAAAAAGGATTGGATAACGATCCAGAGATGATTGACTTCTTTGTCAACGTTGGTACGTTGATGCAGGAGGGTAATATCCCCGTCGGGCATAGGTTACACCCTAAGTCTAAGGGGTTGATAGGTACTTATAAAACAATGGAAGGTATTGAATAATGGCATGGGACCCTATGGATATTGTCCAACTCGCTAAGAGGATGGACGGTGATGGTTCTGAACTGTATCGAATCGCTGAGGTTATCGCAAAAGCAGATGAATCTATGGCTGACGCAGTTTGGATCGAAAGTAATAGGACTGCTTCTCATGTTTCCAGCATAAGGGAGACACAACCCTCTGGAACATTGAGGCAGATTAACAAAGGCGTTCAGCCTACACTATCGCAGGTTGGACAGGAAGTCGATTTTATTGGCTTCATAGAAGATATGAGCATGGTCGATGACCGGCTTATAAGACTTGCTCCTAATGGACAGAAACAGCAGGTACGTTCTGATGAAGATATTGCTCACTTAAAGGGCTTGTCTGAAACAGCATCCAGCTATTTTTACTATGGCGACAAGGCAAAAACACCTGGTGCATTTGACGGATTGGCAACAAGACGTAACAACCTTAACCAGGAAGGTGTTTACAATATGGGCGGTAATGATGCTAATAGCAACACATCGCTTTATCTTGTAACTTGGGGAAATGATTATACTCATATGATCTATCCCCGTGGAAGTAAAATTGGAATCAGCAAAGAAGATTTTGGCTTGCAGGTAATTGCAGATCCGAACAATGCTGGTGCTATGCTTCCAATGTGGATTAGTTGGTTCTACTTCGACCTTGGTGTCGTTGTACGTTATCCTAGAGGACTTTCCAGGATTGTTAATATCAATCCGAGTGAGACTCTTACAAATCTTCGTCCTATGTTTGATAGACTTATTGAAGCTATCAACCATGCACCTAACCGTGGCATGGACGGGAAACTTGCTATCTATTGTAACGAGGAAATGTTTAATGTATTCGATAGGCTTGCCTACGATACAGCCGTTCCTAATGTTTACTCTACAGATGCAGGTGGTGTAAGACAGACTTTCTTCCGTGGTATTCCTCTTCGTCGCTCTGATGTTATTGCTAACAACGAGCCTATCGTAAGCTAAGGAGGAAATAAATGATAATTGATAGCAAAATGGTATTCATGGAAGATCAGCCGTTATCTTCCGGTTCAGCATCTGGAATCATTGACCTTTATGGACAGGATATTCCTGTATACCCTAACAGTGATTTGGATGAAATTAATGCAAGGGGAACAGGTACTCCGGTTGAAGTACATGTAACTCTTAAACAGGATCCTAATGATGGCCAGGGCCCGTCAGGAGAATGGACCATTACAATCGAAAGAGGTTCTGATGGTACAAACTTTCCTAATACTGTTGCAGTTGTAACAGCCCCGGACTATCTTTTTGACCATGCCGAAGCTGCACATATGTTCTTTGTACTTCCGGCTAATCATGAGGATAGATATTTAAGACTTACAGTTGACGCATCAGGCGTTATTGAACTCGGTACTGTACCGACTACAACTGCCTGGTTGTTTGCTCAGTAATTTACTGTAGTAACTGTAATTAAGGGGAAGGTGTTTTGCTTTCCCCTTTTTTGTTATATACTGAAAGTATGAAAGTTTTGGCTAAACAAAAGGCAGTAGTTGTTTCTAAAGAAGGTATAAGAAATATAGATGCCGGAGATATTGTTGAAGTTGAAGATGTATTAACATCAGCAGAAGATATTGGTGAAGAAGTAACAGAAACAAGATCGTATAAAAATAATAAGAATACTTTAATAAATAACTTTGGCCTACCTTATTACAGAAAGGTTGACGGTAAAAAGATATTATACAAAGCAGCAAGAGCCGGATATAAAATGACTGACATGGATTATGCTATTCCAAGAGAGTTTCTTAATAAAAGGAAAAGTTATATCAATGACAGGATGAAACAGGAGAGAGGTAATGGAGTTTAATCAGGGCCATATCGAAGTTTCTAACATGGCATTATTTGCAATAGGTGTTGATAGAATAACAAGTTTCGACCAGGATACCGATTCTTCAATGTTGTGTAAGATGTATTATCCTATCGTTGAGAAGAGGATATTAGCTGAATATGATTGGAACTTCGCACGAAGGACAGTTGATATTTATGAAGTAGAAACAAATGATGAGTATAAAAATTATAAATATTCGTTTAACTTGCCGGCTGATTATGTTGCAGCAAGAAGAGTAAGACCGGAACAATACTATGAAATATATGATAATGATACTTTAAGATGTAATCGCTGCGGTGTTAAGACTGTAGAATATGTATCAGAAGAAGATTATAACATCGTAATTGAAAGAGAAGTTAATTTTCTGGAACTGACATATACCAAAAACTATCCTGATCCAATGAAGTATAACCCAGCATTTATGCAGTATCTTGCTTATTCGATAGCATCAGAGATAGCATTTATGCTTACCGGAGATAAGAGTGTAGTGCAAATGGCAATAGACCTTTCAAACTCATATCAGGATATTGCAAGAGTAGAAGATGCTTCTATATCAAGATGGGAAGAGTACGGAGAAAAACCATACTGGTACATGAATAAAAGAGATTATTATCTTAAAAGATATAAGGACGGAGGTCCTAATGCTACAGAAGATTTCTTTAAGTAATTTTAATTTAGGAGAAGTTTCTCAGAGAGCAATTGGAGATTACGAGAACGAAGTATATCCGCAGTCTTGTAGAATCTTACAGAACTTTGTCGTCAGTGAAATGGGTAAGATCTATAGACGCCCAGGCTTTAAGTATCACAACACAGTAAGAAGCGGAGATATAAGACTAATTCCTTATTACTTGGCCGACGATACTATCTTGATGCTATTCTATACAGAAGGAACTTTCCCAGATTTAACATTAAAGTTTGAACCGTACATAATGACTAATGGACAATTAGAACCTGATACACCTTATGATGTTTATACTGCTGAGGCTATAGACTTCGAAGAGTATAGACCTAAGTCATTTGATTTACGCAGAATATCTTATGTTCAGGTTGATGATTATATTTATATTACACACCCGAATATGAAGGACCCATACGAAATTAAGTATGATAAAGATGCTGATCCTAAGTGGACAGTAAATAATTATTCAGAACATAATGCTTATTACTTTGATATTAGATATGATACTGACAAGTGGAATAAAAAGGTTCAATCAGATTTAAATGCCGGCGGTGGTGGTTGTACTGATTGTACTGATACAGGTTGGGTAAATTATACTGGTAATGCACCGGCAGATAGTTGTCCTAATGGTGGTAAGGGTTCAGGTAACTATGATCCTCAAACATTTAAATACTTAGCTGCTGTAACATTTTCAAATGAAAGATTAATATTTGCACGAGGACCTTATATTCACGGCACTGTTGCCGGAGATATTCTTGGTATTGGATTACAATGGAACTTTTGTATTCCTGCTGATGTTGATGGTAGTCCGCCACAGATACTATCATCTGACCCATTTATGTACAGAGCTTCATCGGACCTGGGCTATGAACAATTTTATTGGTTAGCCGGTGATGCTTACCTGATGGGTGGTGCTCAAAATGGTTCATGGATATTATCAAATCCACAAATAGGAAACATTGATACCACTAATCCTCTGATGTATAAAGCAACATCACACGGTGCTTATTATGTTCCAGGTAAAACTATTGGTGATGCTCTTATTTATTTTCAGAGACCTGGAGAGATATTAAGAGAGTTTATTTATTCAGATGCAAATAAAAACTATGTCGCTACTAATATGACTAGATTCGCTGATCATTTATTTTATGAAAGCAAACCTGTTGAAATGGTAGTACAGAGAAGTCCTTTCAATATTGCATGGATACTTAGAGACGATGGAGAATTAATATCATTTACATACGATAGAGAGAATGGTTTAAAAGCGTGGGCTAGGCATAATAATCAAATAAAGTATGGTGAGAATGGTGATAGGGAATCAGACAAAATAAAAGCAATAACAATTTATTCTGATGGCTTAAACGATTCGCTTGCAGCTATAGTGAGCAGGAAAGATGCCGATGGCAATGAAATAAATACGATTGAAATTATGAATCAGTTTGTCCCTGGTTTTGAAGATATGGCATTTACAGATTCATATACCAACATAAAGCTGCCTGGGAAAATAAAGGTTACAGGTGTTATTGATAATGTTGGAGAACCTTATAATTTTGTGGAATATGATTCATCAGAATATATTTTAGTCGTTGGTGATATAATTTCTTTTGAAGAAGCTAAAAGAGAAGAATATGAAATACCTGATTTTAATTCTTATGATGGAGATTATATATATGGATACTGGGAAATAGTATCTATAGAAACCGGTAATAGATTAGTAATAAAATCTGTATCTAGTGGGATTTATTATAATGGCATATATGATTATATCGATTATGGATATATAAATATTGTTAGCAAGAATATTCCTACTTCTTACGAGAACACTGTTAATCAATTAAGAGGAAAGGTTTGTAAGGCTGTGCTTGATGGTACACCTAAAAATCTTTACGTTTCAAAAACGACTAATATATTATATAACGCCGATACTATCCCTGAAGACTGGAATGGCGATGAATCATTACTAGATGAGAATCAATACTATTTTAATAATATTAATATTGGATTAGCCTTTGAATCTATGTTCTCCCCGTTTATAGTAAAGAAGTCTATCCACAAGGGTAGAATTACTAAAATGGAATTAGAATTATTTAGATCATTGGGCGGTAAGGTTGGCGTTGCTAAGCAAGATAGGCATGGCGAGTTATATGAAATTAAACTTACAGAGATTAAATATCCAGCCGACTTCGAGATGTATGAATTATATACTGGGACAATTAAGCCTCAGATAGTAGGTGGATTTACCGATGATCCTTTTCTTCTGGTAATAGTTGATGATGCTTCACCTTTTAATATAACTAACGTCATATATTATCTTGAAGCCAATATATAAGGAGGATATATGTCAACAGCAATCATCGGAGGAATAAGTATAGCTTTATCTGCCATGGGGCTTGGTGGCAGATTGTTTGGTAGAGCACAGGCCAAGAAAGCTAGAGATGAAGCTAGAGATAGAGCATTAGAGCTAGCACAGGTTGAACTTGAAAAAGGGATATATCAGACAGAACTTAATGCACAACAGATGGCACAGGATAACATGGCCATGATAGCACAGTCAGGGGTAGCCTCAGATGTAGGTACAGCTTCTAATATTCAGCAGCAGGTACAACACCAAAAGAACGCACAAATAGGTGAAATGAAAAGTGATTATGAATTATATGAAGAGAAGATAATGATGTCAGAAGATATAGACCAAATGAATTATGCAGCATCATTAGTTGGAGATATATTCGGAACAGCCGGTAACATATTTAAAACTTCAATGTATCTAAATGGACCAAAAACAAGTAGTACAAAGACAACAAAATCAGCACCGGAAGCATCGAGTACAACAGAAAATACTTTACTAACGTTAAGTCCTGAGCCGTCAGCCTATGGTTATAATCCTGATTATATGTCAATAAGGAAAACTACATGAAAATAAATCAATTAGTACCAACATATAGACCTCAGCAGCAGTCAGTTACTGTCATGCCTACTGATATGTCAGGGTTAAGCAGCGGCCTTGCCTCAGCATCAACAGCATTAGCAGACGCATATAAACTTAGAATGGATTATAAGGCACAGCAGAGCAAGGCTGAAATGGAAAAAGCTGCATGGGAACTTGAGGATTGGACAAATAGTTTCCTTGTTAATATGGAAAATCCAAATGAACTAAAGAAGTATTTTTCAGGTACACCATACGAAAGTACTGTAATTGATATTGAATCAGGAAAGACTCTAACTGATTCTACAATTGCACAGACTCATTATAAGAAAGCTATCGATGTTGCAGCAGCTAACATCACAGACGAAAGTGCAAGAGAGAACTTTAGAATAAGCTCATTAAGAAACTGGGAAAGGATAGAACCTAAATACCAGGCAGAAGCGAAAGCATTAGTAAAGAAAGAAACATTATTTACTGAGCTTCAAAACTTAAACCATTTATTTACAAGCGGCAAAGGCACAACATCAATAGCATTTAATTCTAAACTTGATGAACTATATGCCGGTGGATTTATTACTAAAGAACAGGAAGCAGATATACTTTTAAACTATAGGAAAGAAGAATCGAAAGCTTATTTAAATAATCTTTTGCAACAGTCATTAATGCCGTATGCCTATCAGGGTGCTAGTGAAGAAGAAATGAATATCATTATTAATGGCCTGGATCTTAATACATTTGAAGGTGATGATGGCGAGACGTTAAAGAATTATTTAAGTGAAGAAGAGCGTGAAGATATAATAAAAAAGAATGTAAATAAAGCATTAAACTATTCTCACATGATAAAAAATGCAGTATCAGAAGCAAGAACAGAATGGAGTGATGAAGCATGGAATAGGATATACCAGACATTGTATTACGGTGATATGCCTGCCGGTGAACGTGTTGATATGGCCCAGGAAATCATTAATGAATTAATAGATATTCAGGCGAGGGGAATGGGTAAAGTTGATCTTGGTATCAGAGGTATTGAACCTGTAGATTTAGGGAAACCTGAACAGTCTGATATAGATAAAATGATGAATAAACTTAATTCATTTGTTTCGAGTTTTGCCAAAGACGGTAATGTTCCAGGAAGCGGTGAAGATCAACAAGCCTATATGGACAAATATCTTTTGGCTAGCAACATTGTTAATGATCCTAATTATAGTAAAGCCGAGAAAAAGAACTTACTTGTAGAACTTTCGAAAGAACCTAATTCAATAACGCAAACAGATTTTAAAAACTTTATTAAGGATTTAAATGAATTTGATTATGATATGTACCATGACATCGAGCAGAGAGCGTACAGAGCAAGATTTGACCCAGAGACAAATGAAGAGTTTTGGGATTCAACAACGCATACTCAATTAATGGGACAGATTAAAGAATATTTAAGAGCCTCTGAGAATGTAGATTGGAGTACTAAAAGAACCGTAGTTGATTCTATTCTTGATAATTATATTGAGGATAATGAAAAGATAAATGTAATGATTGATAAGATTCAGGATGATACTGAAAGGTTTTTTAAGAATACATATTTTGGTTCAAGCGATAGATTTTCTTCTGCGAGGAATACAAACAGATTCCTAAAAGAGATTGAATCAGGGAATATGGCCGGCTTGATTGGTGGTAACCCAGAAGCATTTCAGAGCTTTACAACAGAGATGGGAATGAGTTTATCTAAAGCAATACAAAGAAACCCTGATGAATATAACACTACCGGAATGATGTTGAACGATAAAGGGATGCCCGTATTTAGAGCTGACTTGTTGGATCCCTATGGTAATGCTTTGGTTGCTGTAGCAGTTGAAGATGAAAATGCCCCAGCAGGAACAGTAAGGGTAAGAGTTTTCCAGCCTCATTCGGTAGGAAACAACAAGTATGATTTTATGGAATTAACTGATGCTCAAGCATATTATATGAGTGTGTATGACTCTGAGGGTAATACAGTTGCTAATCCGTTTGACTATGCCGGCGAGCCTAGAAGCGATATAAGAAGAGAGATATATGCCTATAACGGTTCAACATGGCAGGGTAATCCTTTATTATTAACTATGTCTATTGATCCCAATGAATACAATAGAAGTGGCTTTGTAAACATAAATAGATTGCAGAAAGAATCGATTAATGAACCAAGGAATGAAAATGAGTGATGTTAATTCCAATGAAGTATTTAGCAATGAAACTTTTCTAACTAATTATACCAACATGTCTGCTTCGCCGGATATGGAAAATGTAGAAGCTGGGGACCAACCAAACTCTAAACCTATTATTATTAGACCAAAGACTCCATTAACCAGACCAATGGGTTATCAATCGAATGTCCCCTTCCAGCAGGTTGAAGATCATAACCGTTCTGTAAAATCACTTGTTACTAGAGCTAACCTTACTCCAAATATGGATAGAAGTTTTGTTGAGTTGAAAGATAAATATGAATCAAGTGTAATGCTTGCTTCTATTACTGGGCTTAATGCTCATTATATAACTAAAAATTATGATAGGATTGTAAATAAGTTTTATCCTGATATACCTAAAAATCCAACTAAGGTGAGAGAAAATCTTAAAAGCCTATGGCGTAATGGCCAGATGTTAAATCAGCTTGGTAATCTTTATTCAGAGATGATGGATGGTAATGCTTCTGAAGAACTTTATGCCGTAATAGATAGCATGGAAAGGAATCTTGATTCACTGGAAGATGTAGTTAATTTTGCACCTGAAGGAACATTAAAAAAATCTTTAGAAGATTTTATGTACAGGAATACTTACAATGCACCTATGCAGCTATCACAGTTTGGGAAGGCTGCCTTGTATGGTTTAACCGGTGCTGCCGCTGCTGCCTTAGTCGCCTCAGGAATAGGTGCCCCAGCTGGTGCTGCTTTGCTTGGTAGTACAGGAACAGCACTTGCTACAGCAGTTGGTACAGGTTATCAGATAGGTTCTGCATATGGAACATTCTCTTCGGTTTATAATACCCAGAGAGGATTGAACTATAGGGATCTTATTCTACAGCTTAAACAGAATAACATTGAAGTAAATCATCAATCTGTTGCGAGAGTTTCTAATGCGTTAGCTCTTGGTTCTGCTGCATTGAATACTGTCGGGGATCTTCTTATAACTAAATACGTTCATTTATGGAAGCCTAGTAATACAGGAATAAAATTAACAAGTAAGTTTGCTGAAAGCGGATTCCTTAGAAGATACGGTAAGATATTAACAGAAGGTGCAATCGATATAACTACAAAGGAGTTTCCAAAAGAATATGCACTTGAGCTTTTAGATGCCACTGTTGAATATCTTGGTAAAGAAGCGTTCTTAAAAAGCCAGGGTGTTCAATCATTAAATAGAATGACACCTAATGAAATGATAAGAACAGCCGGCATGATAGCAGCAGACACCGCAGCATTTACATTCCTTACCGCACTGCCCACAGTTACAGTAGGCTCAGTACTTAGAACCATGGATTATACAGAAGTTGCTAGAGATGTATTCTTCATGAATAATCTTCCAGATGAATACTATGTCGATTCAGAACAAAGCAAATCTGTTTATGTTGATAATGAAGGAAATAGAACAGCTGGGCCAACCTTAAATACAGAAGTAGAAGTTGAAGAGAATAGCATAAGAAACCCGGACGGAAAGAACATACATGTAAGATTAAACAAGAAAACAGGAAAGGTAGTAGTCCTTACACCTGAGAAAACATTATTACTTCCATACCTTACAGAAGAAAGCCAGCCATTAGATTTTGAATTAAGAGCAAGAGCTATCCTTGAGTTATCTATGATAGACCCAGACTTCGAGAACTATCTTTCACCTATTGAAAAGAAAATAATCAAACAACATGAGGCATTGGATATAGAGTTTAAATGGCAGAATAAAGTTTTAAACCTTGTTACCGGAAAGACTAACAGCGAGATAGAATCAATAAAAGATTTTAATTTTGATAAGACACCGGAAGGATATATTTCGGAGCTGAACTTTGTTAATAGGTTACATGCTGCAAATCCTAAAGCATTAATCTCTTACCATAAACATATCGACGGTCAAAGCACGACTGAAAGTGATTACTATAAAACTAATAGTATGCCGTGGGAATATAACCAGGTAATGCTGAACGACAGCACAAAGGGCAAACTGCTCATAGATGTAAATGAGAATAAAGTAACTATCATTGTTAAATCAATGAATGATAAAAACTGGATGAAGGTAACCGGAGATGTTACTACTTTCGGTGGATTAGATCTTAATATGGATAGCCTTGAAAGATCTGTTGAATGGGATAGAATGGATACATTTGAACCGGAAAATATTCTTGAACAGGTTATTCCTAATTACGCAGTTGATGATTCGCAGCTAAGATTTAATAGTGAAGAAATAGAATTAATTAATAAGATAAGAGATTTTAGAGCCGATGATCCAAACAAATTATCTTATAGAGAATTGCAGCAGTTACTACAGGATTTAAATGATTTACTTCTTGATATTGATTTAGAACACAAGCCATCAAGAGGAATGAAGTTTCTTGTAGATGCAAGAGTCTTAAACCCATCAGAGAAAGTATTAGAATAT